AACTATTTCCTTGAACTCCACTGTATCCTGATAAACCGCTATATCCAGACAATCCAGACACTCCAGACAATCCAGAAAATCCGCTATAACCTGATGCGCCAGACGCTCCACTGGCTCCAGAAATGCCGACTGGTGTCCAAACAAAAGCAGTGGATATTGGACTCAATGGAGTCGATGTTTTTTCGTTGCTGGCCGTATAAGCAAAATAATATGTGGCAGCTGGTAAAACCACATCGGCAAATGTGAAATAAGTATTGTTTAAAACTGGCTGATTACTGGTGTTGGTATAAGTAGCCCAAGTCTGCCAATCCGACAATGATGGTGTGGATACTGTGGTGTAAAACAATGTGCCAGTGGTCACTCTGCCCACCATTGGCACATATACTTGCACATCAAAATTGGGAATTGTTGCAGTCTCTCGATGTGCTGAAATAGTGGGTGCAGCCAATGCGCTGAAATAAGTGGGTGATGCCAATCCCGAATTGGGTGTTGGTGTGTACTGGGTAATATCGCCAGTAGCATAAACATTGGCATCATAATCAATCAGCTGCAATGATGCGCCAAGAGTCCCATCGGGCAATGATGCCTCTTTGACTTGCATCACTCTGAATTGTTTATTTGTCCAGCCATAGTAGGAATTGGTCACTGTGACTACATCACCAGCATTGACCTGAATGCCAGTGTAATTGGTTGCAAAACTGATGATAAAATCAAGTCGATTTTGCTCAAGTGTCCGATTGGCCAAGTATTGAGCTGTAACGCTCGAATTGATCAAATCATATGAAACAGTAAATTTGTTAACTGGCTCGTTTTGATAAAGCAAATTTGCTGGGGTTTGTAAATTCACATAACCAGGCTGATCCCTGTTTGTGGAATCATTGAATTTGGCCTCGATCTGATTGACCATTTGCGTGATATCCAGCTCGCCAGTGGATATCGAGCCAATGATATTGTTGTCATCGAATGAAAATGATGGGCTAATGGTTTGATTGATCGATACTGACCATAAACCAGTAGCTGCCTGGTAAGACTGCCAACTGTCGCAGCAAGTCATCATAATATCAATGTTGGCCAATACTGTTTGGCCAGTATCTAAAACGCCATTGAATCGGTATCTGGGTGTGGTTGATGTGCCACCGCCTGATGGTGTATAGGTAATCAATTCGTCTGAATAAGTATTCAATGCAGTGGCTGATGCAGAACTGACAAATGATGGATCGACTGCACCGCCATAGACTGAATTGGTAATGTAGTCATACCAAACATCACCAGGCTTGGCACATCCAGTGCCATTCAAATAATGGCTGACATGGAATGTCACTGGCTGCAATGAAGTTGTACCAGGTGAATTGTTGTTATAGACCAGCTGCACAATGGCAAATGCCAATCCATTCATTTGCCGATTGGTCGTTGCCCATTCTTGACCTGATGGTGCGCCATTGGCTGTGGATATCACATCATAGGGCATGGCCGTACCATTGGCTGGGGTGATCGTGCCAGTTGCTGATGATGTATAGCAATGAATGTATAAATGATCTGAAATTGAAGTATCGACATTACCAGCACCATCGGTCAAACTGATCACTTTGGTGGGGTCTGATGTGTCAAATGTAATGATTTGATCTTGATAATAAAATTTGGTGAAATCAAAACTAAATGCACCATTTGGGCTAATGTTTGAAATCACCAAAACATAATACATTGACTTTTGATCAGTGGTTAGCACTGCATCGGCAAATCGACCGCCAGTATAGGCATCACCATAAACCAATGGAATGCCAGCTGTTGGATCTGGTGGTACTTGCTGCCTAACATTGTTTTGCTGGGCCTGTGGCACATTGGGTGCAAATATCCTTGATGCCACAATTGACACTGCAAATGTGGCTGCCATTTGATAGGCCAGCGACATTCCTTGCGTGAAATACGCTGTGGCAATAACTGCAGCAGTTGTAAAAACTGAACTAAGAAATGTTCCAAAACTCATATCAATGCCTTAATTGGAAAATTTAACCAGTGCAGCTGGAACTTGTTGAGTTGATCCGATCACCTTGGTGGCCGAGCCTGGTGTTGGGTTTTGGCCAAAATTGAAATAAGTCGATGCAATCACTGGCACTCGATCCATGCTGGTATCGTTGGGATATAAGAACCTCCAGCTCGATGGATTGGTTTTAATTCCAGCCAATCTTGAATCCAATACCAATCGCATCGATGCCGATGAAATAATGCAAGTGGCAGTCCTGTCCCTTTTTTTATCATCAAAAATTTCGTTGATAGAAATATTATTGACAATCCCTTGATATCTCTGGAAAAACTGCTGCACACCGCCAAGGGTAAGCAATTGATTGTTTGTATCGAGAAATCCTCGCCAAATCTTGATGTTGCTGCCCTTCATGCTCGATGAAAGCACTGTCGAAATATAAATTGGATTGAGGCCAGTCAATGTCAATTTGAGGTCATTGCTGGTGGATTTCATATCTTGCTGAATCTCAGTGATTCCAAGATAACCGCCAAGTCCACCAAATACAATGCCATTCACTGTGATATCAGACGCTGCATTACAGAATGTAAATATCTGCTGCGCTTTGCCTGTTCCTGATCCCACGCCAGTAGCCGTGAATGTCACTCCGACTGTATTGGATGATGCGCCGATGGCTGTGAAATCAGTCGTGCCAACAACAAAAATAGTATAAGTATCGCCCACCACAAAATTGCCAGCATAAGTGGTGACAATTAATTCGACAAATTCAGCATATCGAATTGAGCTGGATCCAAGTGCTGCAATTGCTGTTGACATAATTATCCTGTGATGTATTCACGAAATACAAAAGGCCCAGACCATTCAACAAATGCACCATTGGTCATTGGGTTTAATGTGTAGGTGGGACATTGCTCGGCCACCACATAAAACGAACACGCATTGCCCAAAAGAACTGGTGCAGCCGATGTCGGTGAGCCAATCAATGGCCGATTGATATTGATCACCGATCCAGTCGAATCATTGGTAATCTTGTAAACATAACCATTGATGGATATGAAATCGCCAGCCTTATAAGTGCCATTTGAGGTTAAATTGATTGTTTGGCTGTTGGGTGTTGGTGTGCCACTTAAACTGGCCACTGTGGCCGTTCCTTGGTTTTGCGTAAACCACGATAACTGATTCGATGCAAATGTAATGTAATCGGGCAGCTGCCGATCCAAATTATCAATGGCTTGAATAATGTCTCTGACCTGTGGGTAATACAAAAAATTATGTGGGACTATTGTAAAAACCCATGGCACTGATGTTAAGTATTGAGCCACTGTGACTTGCCCTGATCGTGACACTTGTTGGCCAATCATTCTCCGATTATTCACTGTCATCTTTTGTTGAATATCAACAATGTTTTGAAAGCCAGCCATTATGTTCTGCTCCTCGTTGTCGCAATGTTTTTGGTGGCATATTGGTTGGCTGCCCAAATTGCACCAGAGCTGCCATATAGCCTATCCTCAAACGATTTTGTATCAATTGCTTGTATGTTGTAATTGGTGACATTGGTGGTCTGGCCACTCATGCCACCGATCATATTGTTTGGAATTACAGTCGATGCACCTTGAGGCACAATAATTTCTGGGCCATTCTCGCCCACAATCGATGCTTGGCCAGCAGCCAATGGGCCACCTGATGCCCGGCCAGTCAATGTGGCTGCATTGGACATATCGACCACTGGAGCTGGGCCACTCGATGTGCCAGGGAAGCCAGCAAATAATCCACTGAATAATTGGGTGGCTTGAGCTTTGATTTGAATTTGAATCAAATCAGCAATCATGCTGCGAGCCAAATCAGCAAAATTTAATTTGCCTGTTTTGACAAAATTGCTCAATGCACTGGACATTGAATCCACGATTGTATTGAATGTCTTTTTGCCAACATCGGCCATTGTCTCTGAGTTTTCTTGATATTGCCTGAATGCCTCATCCCATCCAGTGCTGAATTTTGTTCTAGCCTCTTGATTGGCTGCCACCACTTTTTTGGTTTGGCCAACATAAAAATCAGTTGATACTTGAACCAGTGTTTTTTGCCGATCTAATTCGGCTTCCATTTGTGCAGCACCTGGCTTATTTTTATCAATTAAATTTTTCTTTTTGTCGATTTCGTCAAGTGTTCTTTGTTGCTCATTCAATACTTGATTGATGGCATCTTGCATTTCTTTTTCGTTTTTTGTTAATGTCTTGTCTTTTTCTTTTTGTGAAAGAATTTCTAAATTTAAATCTGCTCTTTTTTTGTAAGCATTAAACAATTCTTTTTCGGCCAACAATTGGCCAGAATAACTTTCCACCACTGTCCTGTTTACTTTTTCCTGTGGTTTGGGTGGTGATACTTTATTGTTTGCATCCTCGATTTTCTTAAGTGATGCAACATACTCATCAGAATCTTTTGCCCATTCTGTCGTGAACTCATTCAAATTATCGGTGAGCTGCTTAAAAAATGTGCCCTGTGTATAACTCCGAATATCAAAAAGAGTGTACAGATCCTTGGCCAGCAATTTAATGATGCTGCCAAAATGCTGAAATGCTGTAACAGCTGCTTCAACAAAATCGCCAATTGCTTGGGCACCAATTTTGAGCCAGCCAAAAAACATTTCCATCATGGTGCCAGTTTTATGAAAACTATCATAAACCGCATTCATTGTCGGTATAAATGCATTGGTGAATTGTAATGATAGATTTCTGCTCGATGCATCGAGCTTGAGTGACAATTCATGGGCTTGATCGATGGCATTGGCATATTTGTCCATGGTGCCTTTGCTTTCGGCCATGGTGGCTGCCAAGCCTTTTAGATCCACTCCCCTAATCGATTTGCCCAATGTTTCAAATGCAAGGCCATTTCGCTCGGCTGAATCCTTCATATTGCCAAGAGCTGATACAGTCTTTTCAAATAAATCCTGTTCAGACAAATGCCTTAAATCATTAAGGGAAACCCCTAATTTCTCAAATGATGTCTGAGCCTTGGCATTGCCCTGGACTGCTGACTCTAGCTTGGATGTGAATCCAGAATAGATTTTGCTGGTGGCATCGGCTGAACCGCCATTTTCCTCAAGAGCCTTGGCCAGCTCCAAAACCGATGCTGTGGCCACATCATTGGCTTTGGCAGTCTCCACAATCTTGTTGGAAAACTCCATTGCTGCTCTTGTCATTTCAACAAATGCAGCCACTGACAAAATTTCGGGAATATATTCTTTTAAATCTTTGAGTGAGTTTTTGGCCTCAGAAATGCCTTTTCTGAATTCGGTGGTATCAAGTCCCAGTTGGGCACCTAAACCAGCAATAATATTGGCCATTATTTCACCTCAAATAAATGTGTCGGGCAATCTGGTGCCATCATTGCAAATGCCAAGAGTTTTTGATTGGCTGTTTCCTTTTTATCCTCCTCGCTCAATGGTGGATAAATATAGTCATAAGCCCTTGAAATTATATCCTCGAGTGTATAGGGTGACTTGCCTTTGGGCAACATTTTATTGAATTGCCCAGCTGTGAGATTTCCCAAAACCTCCAAAACGCCACGATTACCAATTAAGCCATCGGCATACATAATGGCAATGTCGTTGAATGTGCCCTCGTCAATTGCTGCTGGATCGGCCCCATGGGCTGTGATGTAGGCTTTGACTTGCCTACGAACCGATCCAATTATTTTCCCTTGGTGGCCGTGTAATTAGGTGAAATTACGCTATTGATCTGCTCGATCAATTCCATTTGAATTGAAAAGGGAAATAATTCCTCGATGTCGGCATAGGTGATCGAGGCCATATCAAAGTCTTTATTCTCTGGCACCAATAACCGCACCAGCTCAGTAATCCTGTTTTCAGTCAAAACCTTATTTCTCGATGTCTCTTTGATCGATGTGCCCTTGACCTCGATGTCATTATCCAAGTATTTGATATCTGGATCAGTATCATATTTGGCTCGATTATCCAAAAACTCCTTGGACATATCCTCATAATACTTTTGAGCCTTGGCCTCGTCAATGATCTTGACTCGTTCAAACATGGCATCAGTTTCGCTTGTCAATGGCACTTTGACCTTGAATGTGTGGCCATTCAATTCAAATGATTTGATCCTGAGTGAATCTTTGTTTTCTGTAAATTTTTGGCCAAAAGCATTTGCAAGTTGATTCATTTTCCTGTTCCCATGTGTTTTGATTTGTATTTTATTAATGCGTCTTTTAAATCGCCAGCTAATGAATTGGTCACTTGGACTGCATTGCTTTCAAGTGCTGGCCGAATGAATGGACTGCCCTCGCCCTTGAGCCATCTGGCTGTGCCAAACTCGATGGCAAATGCCCTGGCATCACTGACCATATGCTGCAATTTGTTGGTCTTTTTGTTTTTGAATGTCTTGGACAAAAGTCTTTTTTCGCCTTCGACATCGGGTTGGAATTTCTTGCCTGGTGCGACTGTCACTCTGGATATCATCACCATTGTGGGTGTGGAGTACAGTGAATGCTTGTCTTTGCTGGTAGGTTTTCTAGTTTCAATTTGCAATGACTTAATGAGCTGGCCAGTATCAATATGTGGCTCCAAAAGGGATCGAGCTGTTTCCAGCACTGGTTTCATGGCTGTTCTGCAAGCATTTTTTAAAATATTATTGGCATCCTTTTCGCCAAAATCATCATTAATTTGATCAAGCAAATCCTCAAATTCTTTAAATCCAGACCATTGAATGGATATTTCATAACCTTTTTGAGAACCGCCAACATATGCCATTTAATTGAGCTTTCCAATGATGATTTTTTTGAAAATCATGCTATTGAGCTGGATGACGTAATCGACCACTTCCTCTGGGGTCATCGAGTCGGCATGATGTTTGGCAATATCAAACGCCAAATTAATACCAGTAATTTTTTGTTGAGAAAAACCAAACCAGTCTTTTTTACCTGACTCGGCTTGGTTTATCAAATATCCCAAAAGATCATTATTGTTTTGTATTATTGTCATTTTGTTTTATGTGTTGTTTGACCAGCCGTACAAATTACCTCTGGGGTGAATGCTGAATGTGCATTTTGCCTCGGCCTTGGTGTTCATATCAATTTTGAACTCTGATACTCGACCGATGAATGCATAAGCCACTGTATTGGCACCAGCTGTGGCAGCCACCACAAAAGTCCGATCAATCACGCCAGAATAGGCATCAGCTCTCATCAAAAGCAAACCAGCATCTGATGGATTCCATGCAGCCACAATCGTCATCGATGTGGGCTTGGCTTGAGTTGGAATAATGTCGGATTGTCTTGATCCAGCCACTGCAAAATTGACTGATGCATCATCTTGGCCAAATGCTGGAATGTCCTCCACAAGCAATTGCTCGCCAGTAGTGCCAGTGCCGTTGGCAATAGTGCCAACAATAGGAGCCACTTCCCCAGTCCAAGTGGACAATTGGGTCAATGTTAATGGGGTTGGAGTTGCTCCAGTTTGACACCAGAGTGACGCACTAAAGCCAGGTAAAACTTGATTTGGTAATGCCATGATTAAATCCTTTGAGAAAAATTAAACGAATTGTTTTGTTTTATCAGCATGGGATGTCCATCCGACAATCCAAGATTATCTGGTGCAATTTTACTTGATCATCATAGGTATTGTATAGCATCGAAATATCAATTTTTGATACCAAAATGCCAGCAAATGACCCCTTCACACCAAAAAATCCAGCAAATCCATGCAGAGCCTGAATGATCGTATTTGATGCGCCAAAACAATCACTCATATTGGATGCAAAAACCGATGTTTGAAACACTGGTGTGTCAATGCCTTTGTTGGATTGTGTCGGCCCTGTATAGACTGGCTGATGCACATTCCTCAATTGCCAAGTGACAAATGTTGGCTCATTAGCAAAATTCCTGTTGAAATTTGCATACACTGGCACTGGGTTAACAGTGGCAGCCAATTGATTTTGAATGCACTGGGCATAGACAACAATACTTTGTTGGGTTGTCATACTGCCACCGATGGTGCATTTCTATAACACAAGAATGAAACATTCATTCTGTCGTTCGATTCCATCACATCATTGATCCGATAATCTTGGCCACGCCAGCTGATGGAATAGTGACTTTGATTCATGGACATGGTTTGTGTGTTGGGTGTGAAATTCAAAGTGAATTTAACATTCTTTGTATAAGTCCGATCATCTCTGCTAATTTGTGCAGCATCCCTCACATCCTGAACCAATGCTCGAGTCGCAAACCACAATGTGATTGTGGTGGTCTGCTGCCCAATACTGTCCACGCCATTGGTAACAGTGTTGACATTGATCTGTTCAAAACGTGCAATGGCCATTTATAGCACCAATGGTTTGTAGGGTCTGAGCAATGCAGCTGCGCCCATGGGAATCTGTTTCAGATTCGTTGATGTGGTATCTGATCTGTTGTTGTACAAATGCGTGAGAATCATCAGCCCAGCTTGTTGGATCACTGGATATGATGCATATGGGCTGGAATTTGACGTATAGATAACAACAATCGGGTTTGATATCGCCTGGTTGATTTCGCTTGGAATGCTATTGCAAATCACCTTATTACCAGTTGGATCGTAAAAATAAGTCGTTGGACTGACAATTGTATAAACTGGTGGAGTGCTGCTGTCCCAATAGCCCACCTCATTGATGATAACGCCTGGGCCATATTGGGTGGATTGACTGACTTCAGGCAAATCCAAACTGGCCTGAGTACCGCTTTCGCCATTGTAGGCACCATAATAAACACGATACTTTGTTGGAAATATGCTCATTCCCAAAAAGTCCTCAACCATCATTCTGGTGGCCAGCTCTAGCCCAGACAAATAATCATCCTGACTTTCATCAT